GTCTCGCTAACAACTTTGCACTTAGTTCCGTTAATCCGTTGCGAGAGTCGCCTCGAAAGCTACTGATGGTAATGGGCGCAGGTTGATTAAACTTAGCGCGCTCCGTGTTCGCACTCTCAACATGAATTTGCGGATAGAACTCTGGTGCCTCTGCCCGCATCCTGAATAGCTTTGTATTCAATTCTGCTAATTCGTTGCGCGGTTCACCCGGACGACTAGGACTAAAGCGCGACGGTATAATGCTGCTCTGCGTATTCGCGGACGGCTGCGCTTGAGGCTGATTGCCCGCGACCGGCGCAACCGTCGCCGACGGAATCTCGATTTTAATACTAGAGATGCGGTCTGCGGCAGAGTTGGCTTGTTCCGCGAAGCTCCGCGCTGCACCTCCTGCATTAGCAAACGATGGAGGAAGTTGGCCGAGCGGCATTTGAAGCTGATTAAAGCTTTGAGTAACGGGCGTGACTTGCCCATTTAGTTGTTGAAGCTCTTGCGCAATCGGCTGTGTCGGCTGCTTGAAGGCGTCAGGCTGTGCCAGTTGCAGCACTCTATCGAGGCTCGAACGCGAATCGGCTGGCAGCTTCCAGCTATCGATCATCTTCCTCACATCTTGCATCACTTCCGGGATCGCAAGTTGCGGCGCACGGCGCTTGATTTCTTCCGCAGCGTACCGTTCCTTATAGCCGCGCGGGTCTCGCTCGTAAGCAGCGATGTCTTCTTTTGTTTTGACTCTCGCAGTTTGCCCAAATGGATTCTGCCCCATAAACGCGAACTTGTGGAACCATGACTCACGCGACGGATCGAAGGCATACTCAAGCTCCCGATCCCTATTCAATGTCCCTAATGCAGCCTGAGCAGAGCTATGGTAAATCTCAGATGGCACGGGCTGTCCACGCTTGGTAAAAGATTCGCGTGCATGTTGCGTGGCTTTGAAATCCAGTCCCGCTGTCTTATCCAATCCTGTATTAGCTTTATCTAAATCCTTTTTCGCCTCGACCAAAGCCATGATTTGCTCGATGGTGAAGCCTACAACAGCGAGGGTGAGAACCACCTTGAACGGAGAAGAAGTCAACGACGACAACGCACCTTTCAATCTACCGGCCTTCGTTCCCGCAACGGCCAATTCCGTTCCGGTTGCCGTCGCGCTCGTGCTCGTGTTCTTCAAAAAATTGAGTAAGGTTTGTTCGCCGGAACTAACCTTAGAAGCGATCTTCCATAACCCGACAATAGTATTCAGTGCTTTGACCCCCTTCGTGAGGCCATAGGTCACTCCAGTAAGCACCATGAGGTCAGTTGTAAATCCGGCAACCTGCTGGTGATTTTTAGCAAAATCAGATAGCCATCCAACGCCTTTATTTCCAAAATCTAGCAACGGCTCTACGCGCTTCAGCATTGGAGTAAAAGAGATTGCAACAAAACCCTCTACTGTTCCCGTAAGCGATTCCCATTTCGCATTGTAGGTAGATAAAAGCTCGGTCAATTGTTGCTGCTGCGGCACAACAGCCGCCATGCGCCCTTTGAGTTTCCCATAGCCTTCAGTTCCTTGTTCCGCGAATGCAGTGACAGGGCCTAATGCTTCCTGGCTACCAAATCGACGCTTCACCACATCAAGCCGTTCCTGCGCACTAAGCACTTTCAATTTTGCCAATTGTTGGATTAGATTTTCATCGCCTAAAAATCCACCCTTTTTATCAAAGAATTGAAGATCAATACCTTTACGATGCAACTCCTGATCGGCCTTCTTCTGCCCTTTGGTATTGGCTGATAAACCCATCAGCATACCGGCTATTTCGCGGCCACCAATGCCACCCTCCAGACCCATTGTCTTCAGTGTCGCCAACAGCGTTGACATAGTTCCCAGCCCGGTAAGACCCTTTAAGCCGAGTGGCAATCCACCGCGTAATTGAGCGAACTTGCTGCCTTCGATCATCTGCTCTGGGCGTAAGCCTACGGCGCGATAGTTCTTGAGAAACAGATCGGCAGACGGAGCGTACTCTTCGGGCTTCAATTGAAACTGCTCGCCAATCTGCGCGTACTCTTTGGCTAATTCTGCCGGAACGCTGTGGGAGAGAACCGCTAGGTAGGCAACAGATTCGCCTGCGCCTTTTAAGATAGTTTCGGTTTGCAGTCCCCCTTGCTTTAAGGCGATAAACATATCCACAAAATCTTTCGTGGTTCCCGGCAGTTTATTGCCCAGCCTTTGACCTAATTGCTCGAAACGATCCATTTGACCGTTAAGCTGTGACATATTGATCGCGCCGTCCTTGCCGACCTCTTCAATGGACAAACGCAATTCCGTCATAGCGCTCTCGAAGTCTCCTGCGGTCTTAATTCCTCCCTTCAGCATTGCCAGTGACCCAACAGCAAGACCGCCAATTGCCAGATCACGCTTTAGATTGCCGCGCATCTGCTCGAAGGTCTGGAGCATCGCGCGGCCATCCTTGCCGGTCGCGCGGAGTTCCTCCCGAACATGGTCGAGCTTGCCGCTCGCGGCATCCTTGAGCGATAACAGAATGGCAAGCTCGAACACTTCACCCGGCATAACTTATTTTTTGGAATAAAGTTGATTTAGGAGATCAACGTAGGTTTCTAAACGCTCGGCGGGCAAATCAAGGATTTGCTGCTCGCTCCATCCCGTCTTCATTGCCAGCAGCAGCACCGTCATTGCTTTCTTTTCCTTGTAGCGAGCTTCTTTTCGGACGAAAGGAGTCTAGCCATTTCTCCGACGCAGTGTTCAGCGTAAAAACATCTGCTCCATCGAGCGTGTCAAACGCTGACAACTCCACTGACCCGTCAATTTTCTGCGTGCCTTCGCTCTGCGAAAGTTGCACGATTTCTTTTCCGATCAGAAAACATGCCTGACTCAAACCCGACAGGCCGAGCGTATCCGATTCAAGTTCGTCATAGCCCGTTAAGCGCTTCCCGAAAGTGACCAAGTCATAAACGACGCCGTCGCGCACGAAGCCGAAGGCGAGTTTTACTTTGCTATCCGAAAGAAATTCCGGCGCGCGGTCTCCGGCGCTTTCAATAGCAAATTCGTTGTAACCGCGCGTCAAATCTCTGCGATCAAGGCGGTCAAGGCTCATCAGCACATCCAATTCGACAGGCAATGGCAGCGTGCCGAATCGTGTAATAGCTTTGCGCACGATCATGTCGGAACGCTGCGTTCGCCCCTGCGCTCGCGGATCGTCATCGAGATCGAAAAGGTCGCGCCCCATGATGCGCTTTCCGAACACGACTTCACGGTGAACAACACCGCTTTTGTCTTCATGGCCGATGCTCAGTTCAATTGTCTTTGGAGTAATGTCGTTCATCGTTAGAGTAGCTCCGCATCATCAGGCTGGGCGCTGAAACTAAACACTCCAATGTCGTTGCTTGGGCCGCTGGCTTCATCCGGTTTATACATCGTTGGCGTGCAGTCGCGGCATTCCCATACTTCGACGGGTCTACGTCCTGTTTCGTCCAACGTGATAAAGCGCATCGTCCGCTTCACAACAATGATGCCGCGCGCGAAATCCATCAGCCAGCGGACAAGTTCACGGCCTTGCACGCCAACGGCTCGCGCGTGCTTGAAAGTAAACTCTTCGATCTCATAGTTGCCTCTCACATGGATCGGATTCGGCTGATTGCCCGGCTGGTATTTGCCCGGCGTGTGCTTGAATCCCGGCGGCGTTGCATCAGTAGCTACCAGAGTCGCAACGCCGTCAATCTCAAGCATGAATCTATTCTTTGTAACCGCCATGAGTCTCCTCTTTCTTTAGCTCTGCAAGACGCTCAGGTCTTGATTGAGCGGAACGCTGTCAATATCCACGATCACCATTTCAGCGGTTGGGCTGAGTTTGACGCCGACTTGCACATACAACTTTTGCGCGTTGAGCGTGTCCGGCGTGTTGTTTGTGGTGTCGCAGACCACGATGAAGGCTTCCTCTTGCTTCGCCCCAAAGAGCGCGCCAGCGCGCCACAGCGTTCGCAAGTAGCTTTCGCTCAAAGAGCGAACTTCGCGGAAAAGCTTGCCCGTGCCGTCGATCACAGAGAATGGAATTGATTGATAAGTGCGCTTCAGTTGATAGTAGATAAGATTAAGAGTGCGAATCTCGTGAACCATCTGCACGCGATTGTCGCCCGTCATTACACGCGCGCCGTAAATCTTGACGCCCTGCTCCGGCAACGGAGTAATGACGTTGACCTGATGCTGGTTGAGATATGCGCGCGTGCCGTCGTCCGTCTGCGCCATGCCGCTCGCATAGCGTTCGACATCGAGCGCGCTTGGGATCGCTCCATACTTATTCGCAGGAGCTTGATGCGTGCCGACTTCCAGATCAGCCTTTGCGCACGCACCTGCGACGAACCCGCTTGGCGGATACAACTTGCGCAAGCCTGACCCGGAGAAGTCCAACAAATCAACGCGCGGCCAATAGATGGCTCCGTGATTCGTGCCGTAAAGATTTCGCGTCGTAACTACAGCGGCTTTGTCGCTGCCCGCCGCCTCATCGAGGATTGCGAGGCGCTTGAATGTTTCAGCGTGAGCGATCAGCGCCGCGTGTGCAGATTCGGTTGTAATGCCCGGAATCGCTACCTGCCCTGTGCCCCATTCCTCGCTGTTGAATGCCTGCAAGCCGCTGCGCGCTGTACCAGTGTCTGTGCCAATAAAGGAGGCGTCCGTGAGGCTTGCAAAATCATCGCTGCCTCCGGCGAGAATCGCTTCCACAGCAAGCGTCGGCAAGTTTGTCGGCGCAGCATTGGCCGATGCGAGATTGGTTAGTTGAACAAGCTTTGAAGCTTGATTGACGCTCAGAATTGAAGCCGCATCAACTATTAGATTGTCATAGACTTCGCGCCCTGTATTGAGCGCGAGGCTGCGCACGGTCAGCTTGAACGTGTTCGCAAGCGTGCCCGCTTCAATCGTATAGCGCACGTCAATTGTGCTCGACGGATATTTCGCATCGATGCGAAGCGTCGGATGCTGCCCTGCGCCAGTGCCTCTGTCTTGAATCGTCGCCGTCGCCACCGCCGCGCTTGCGCCGACCACGCGACAGATGACAGCTTCGTTGCCGGGAAACAGATTAAAGAAGATGTAGCAGAAGTCCGTGAGGAAGCTATTCAGATTGAAGCTTCCGAAGCGCTGCGTAAATTCGCGCCAACTGTTGACGACCGTAGGAGTATTAACCGGCCCCCACCCGCTAAAGCCGACAGCAAAGGCTCTCGCGGCAGTTTCTTCCTGCGCGGGACGCGCGATCTGCCCCGCGTTGAGTCGTGCGGTCACGCCCGGCGCGGCACTTCCAATAAGAACATTCATAACTACTCACGCTCCTTTTCTATATCCAGCAATGACTCTGATTGAGTTGCCACTGCATCACGGGCTTCAAGAATCGTTAAGCGCCCGCGCTCGACATGGCGCGCATGATCTCGCTCACTAAGCTCGACATCGTGTGTCTGAGCGCCTGTGCCTGCTGCCGGAATGATCGTTCCATCATCCAGCACCACAGGCTGCAAATCGTTATTAATGACTCGCTGCATCTTTACTCCTTCACTGTTAGATTGACGCCGGGCAGATTGCCTTCAGTGCGACGGCTCGCCGCCGTCAGGTCTATCCCGAATTCAATTGTTTGAATGGCCTTCTCTTCATCACGGCGATCCGGCGTCAAGTATTTGAAATATGCGCTAAAGGTGCGCGCATAAGCTGTTTGATCCGGCAGATGTGCTAGATGCTCGATCCCGACCGGAATAAACTCGCCCGGATTCAAAATCACAGTCTCGCCCTCGATCACGACCGCAAACTGGCGATGCGACAATGCTTCATCCGTGTCGGACAGCATTCGATAAATGCCGCCTGCCCCACGTCGTCTTTCTTCCTCGCCACGCGCGTTATCGTCCACCAAAATTACGATGAACGAACAATCATGGCGAACAACCCACGGAGCGCCCGGCGCTGGCGAAATCGGATTCTCGTGCGTGTCGTCGCCCTCGACGTAACTCACGAGAAAAAGCGGGAATCGCAAAGCAAGCTCGGCAAGCGCCGTTTTCAAATCCTTCTTATCAAGCTCGCCGCCGTATGCTGTTATGTCACCCGCGTACTTGCCAGCAGCCACTTTCAACGCGGCGATACATCCATCCTCGATGCCGCCGATAAAGAATTTTAAGTCTCTGTTCACCGTGTAATGTGCCTACGAAAGAGCTTGGCGATCTCTGAATAGTCTTCACGTTGAAACATCAGGAACGCTCTCGCTGGAGTCTTCGAGTGGCCGCGACCCGTGCCGCCGGGAAATCCGAAATGCTGCCGCGCGGCATACTTCACATTCGTTCCGATTTCCACTCCCTTTGTGACAACGCGAAAGTTGATCGAGTTCTTCAGCCGCGCTGTGTCAATCAGAATCTGCGGGCCGCCACGCCCACGCCCGCGCCGTCTTTTACTCAACGTGCTGGCGGCCAGCCCCTGCCACTTTTGCGGGCGTCCCTGCTCGCGAAAGTTCTTTTCAATCGAGCCGAGCATGTACGCGCCAGCAGCCTTCAATGGCGCTTCAACGCGGCGCGTATCAGTTTCCAAACGGGCAATCCGGTTAAGCAATCGCCCTAGACCTTCAATGTCTTCGGCCATCAGTACCTAGAAAGCTTCGTGTCAGTGAAGATCGTGCTGCTGTTGCTGCGCAGCACCGTATCGGGACTTGCCGGAAGCACCGCTGTTTCTTCCGCAGCCGGAATATCCAGCGCGGCTTTACCGCTCTGCAAAGCCTGCAAGAACTTCATCGCGTCGTCGTGCGCGTCCCGGCGCACTTTGTAAACGCCTTCGTCATAAGTCGCGCGGCCTTTAATCAAATTAAAAACCGCGAGATCGAGGCAGACAGATTTGACTTTCTCTGTTGCTGGAACAGGAAGCGTGTAACGCGTGCGCGCGTATGAGTCGAACGTGCCGACTGCATACGAGATCGCTTTCGCCACACGCGACGAATCAACCACGCCACTTCGCGTGTTATCGGTCAACTGGATGAGCTTGCTTTCGCCAAGCTCATCCAGCAAATCCTGTTTATTGATGTAGCTCAACAGTTGTCTCCGATTGCGCGCACAAGTTGGTCGCCGCCCTGTTTATCAAGGAGCGCGACGATTTGCGGATCATCAGTAATCTCGCCCTTCTTCAAAAGATTAGGGCCGAGATTGTCAACCAACACTTCAACGCGCGCGGGCGACTTCTCCGGCGCTCCTCCCGAAGCTTTGTCTTTTGTTTTGTCTTTATCGTCAGCCATCATTTACCTCTAGTGTTTTACGGTCATGTGAACGACCGAGCGCGGATACTTAATGCGCGGGCCGCCGTAAACGCCGCCTGTGATTTCGACCTTTGGATTCTTGTGCGCGCCGAGACTGATTGTGCTGACTTCAGAACTCGAATCTCCGTTGACTTCGAGAATTGAGAAGAAGCCCGGCGCAGGCAATCCGTTCTTCGTGCGATGCAAGGTTGGCGTCATGCCGAAATCGCCGACTTTTTGACCGGCAGGGCGCTTGCCGATCACGATCACTTCGCCGTCTTGAAGATATGTGTGGAAGTTGCGATCAAGGCCGATGTAGCCTTCGTGATAAACCTTGTATGTCGGCAGCCCGCGATCTTCCTGAATCTTGTTCATGTCGTTCAGGCTGAACGTGACGTTACGGAAATTCGAGCCACGAAAGCCTTGCAGATCGCTCGCGTTCGCATTCTCCAAACGCATGTTGATCGTCTTGCGGTTGGCGTAGGCAATCGCGCCTTCGGCGGATGCGCCCGTGCCGTCGAAGAGAAGCGCAACGGCGTTGTCATCCCGGAGGGGAGTCGCGGTAGAGCGATTATCCCAATCCGTAATTACGTCGTAGGTCTGAACGGGAAACGACTCATCTACGACGACGCCGTTCTCCGCGATCTGAAGCCGTCCTCGTAGGGCCTGCCAGCGACACCACTCCGCGCGAATGAAGGTTTTGTCTTCGCGCGCACGAATGCGTTGGCCGATTAGCTGGCTGAGATCAACGACGCCGCCAAGCGTGCCATAGGCTCGTGCCTGTAACATCTCGTCCTCAGTGATGACTTCGGTTTCTTTGAAGGGAATCGGCACATACTCGCGCAGGCGCGAGCCGGGGCGGTTATTAATGCGCGGATCGGAACGCATATTGTGCGGCGCGGTCATGCCAACTTCGCTGTCGAGTTCGTCCCATTGCACCCGCTGCGTCATCAAATCTTGGAAAGGCAAGATTTCATCGCCAACCATTTTGTCGCGCTGGATGAAATACTCCTGCGTCGCAACATCCATCGAAACATTTGTAGGAAATCTAAAAATTACGCTCATTGTTTCTCCTTAGAATTTGAAGATGCCGCCCGGCAGACTTCTGCCGCCGAGTTCCGACTTCGCCGTTGCATCCAGTCCACGCAGGATCGCTTCCTTTAACAGGCCAGAGATGAAGATGTTGATCGTCGTATCGCCTGTGCCGTCCGACTCTTGATCGGCAATGCACGCCGCGACCTGCGACCCGTCAGAAGCAACGACAACGCCGCTCGCCGCAACCGCGACTGCCGCGTTAGCCGTCAGCGTCACAGCGTTGGGCGTCGCGGTCGGATCAACTGTGAGCACTGTGCCGATGGTGGTGCCGTCGCCCGCCTTCAACACATCTCCCGAAGCGAACACCGACGCATCAGCAACTTGCCCGATTGTTGAGTTCGTAGCGAAGCCGGTGCCCGCCGCAGTCGTGCGTGAGCGGCGACGCAGCATAGAAGACGCACTGATAACTCCGAGCACATCTTTGCGCAGGACTTTGAAACCGCCCTTAACTGTGCCCGGAATGACCACCGCTAAATCAGCGCGAAGTGCTTCGAGCGATTCACGCTCCGCAAATGTTTGAACAAGTTTCGTCGGCATTATTTATTACCTCCATCGGGTTTCTGCGTGCCCATGCCTTCACGCAATTTGTCCATCTCTGCCGGATCGACAATCTCCGCGCCGTTGGTTGTCGCGCGAATGCCGCCGAATTGCTCGCCGAACTGGATAAACGGCCCTAAACCTTCGAGAAAGTTCTGAAACCACATCAGCGGCGAAAGCTCTAACTTTTCCTCAACCTGCTGGCCGTTCTCTTCGGCAAAAGTGATAACCGTCACCTTGTTTTCAGTGGGCAGGGCAGCGAGCGCATCCATGAAATCAATCGTCCCGATTTTTTTGAACGCGGGCGGAAACTTCGCCGCGCCGAGGTGCTCGCAAAAGGCAATATTGGCGGCGTGCGTCGCCGAGTCGGAATGCTTATCCGTGCGCTCGCGCAAAAGTTTATTTTCGTTTTCCAGCAGGGTAATCTTCTCGCTGAAATTTGCCGTCGTTATGTTAAGCGCCTTGTTGATACGCGCATCGAGTTCCGACTCACTAAAACTCGCGGGCGCGTCCTTGTCTTTGCCGCCGAACATCTCTCTGAAGAAATCAGCGATCTGCTCTCTGACGGATTTCTCTTCGTTGCCATCCTTGTCAGCCATACTTTCTCCTTCACTAAAAGTAATTGCCTCGAAGGTGACGACGTTCGCACCCTCGTCAAACTGAATCGCGCGCAAGCCCTTAACGGCTGGCGGCTGCGCTCCCAAAAATCCGACGTGTCGCAAATACGGCGCGCGCTTTCCGGGAGCCGTGCCCGCGTCCGTATAAAATGATGCAGACCGTTTCTTGAATTTCCCTTCGCGCACTAGCCGCTCGAAATCGGCGTCAACATCGGCGAACTGCGCTTCGAGGCTTTCGCCGTTGCGACGAAGTCCGGCGACCCACGCATAGGCGGGAGCATCCTCAAGCGGATGCCCGATGACGGCGGGCGGTTCATGCAGGTTGAGGTTAAGGTGTGCAACTACGCGGTCGAGGAAATCAATGCTAATTTCATGCTCGCGGCCATCACCATCAACGTGCCGTCCGGCTCTGAAAATCTCAACCCACTGATTTTTGAATCCGTCTGTCGCCATAAAATAAAAAGAAGCCCGCCGATCCAACCGGATCGGCGGGCTTCTTATCGAGCCTCAAAAGATTTTTATGCAGCCCTCGAAGGAGCTTGTATATAGGGACTTCGCTCAGGGAGCCTGTTGCGTAGCGACTGCTATCGCTCCTTGCGAATTTGCCAGTGTCGGCGGTCTGTTCTTTAACGGAAACGTGACAACAATCATTTTGCTGCACGTCGAGCGCCTGCACTTCACTCTAAGAGTGCCAACCAGATTATCGCTCACTTCGCACTGTAAGGCTCGACACGCTTTGCACCGTAATTCCAAAAAGTTCATTTGAGTGCGAATCTCCCGATCAGGGATTTCAAAAAAACGCCCCTAGAATGCCGTTCAATGACGCAAATATCGTTCAAAACGGCTCGCACTCAAAAACGTGTAGGGTAAGACGTTTGGATTGGCACAGGCCGAAGGAACGCGATTTTCAATTGCCGCCATGCCCCGGCGCGGAGTAGCTTTGAGGCGTTTCAAATACTGCAATTTGCACGCTAACGCGAAACCCATTTAAGGGCAACTGAAAATTTCTTTGCCTCACGCAGCCTCGACGCTGCGAACGCTCTCGTATTGAATGCCGTGATCGCCGCGAACCGGTTTGCGATGATCGTTCTCACCGTTCCAGATTTGAAGCGGAATCCCCGAAGGGAAAGCTTCGCAGCGCCGTTCAAGCGGGTGCTCAGCATCAAAGTGGACACAGAGCGTGCATACTTTGCTGATTCCTGAGATACGCGGTTTCGGGTCAAGGACGAGACGTTTCATTTCTTTTCGCGCTTATATTTTAGTCGCAATTGTTTTGATGTGCGTTGCCATGTTTCATGAAATTCGTCAGCCTGCGCTTGCTCGATTGTTAGTTCGCCGCGTGCGATTGCTGATCTCATTTCGCTGAGCACTTTAGCACGATTTTTTTCAAATGCCAGCCTGATGTTTTCACTAAGCTCTTTATTCCATCCGCTTTTCGGCGGGCGCATCGAGTGTCGATAGCCGCGCGTCACCACGCGTATTTCAGCAACTTCCAATTCGGCTGCTGCCTCAATATCTTCGACTGAGAATGAATAACCGCGCCATCGTGGATCACCGCGCCGAACACCTTTTTCGGTCGGATGATTATGCGTCATAAACGAATCTTTGACGCGCCGTTGCTGAGATTCATTAAGATGAATTTCAACGCGGTCTGCTTTTCCCTGATTCCGATAAATCAAAGACCCTTGCGCATCGAAAAGCCCAACGGTTTCGAGCGCATCACTTCTAATGCGATCCTCGAATTGTAGGACTGCCTTCGGCGTCGGATTGCGATTAGCCTGTGCCCGCGCAGCCGAAGCTTCGATTGCTTCTTGCAAACTTGCCTGCGGCGGCACGCCTTGAAATTTACCAACCGCGAGATCGTAAACAGCAGTTCCATATTCAGCCTTCGCCGGATTGCCCTGCTTATCGTAGACCAACCGTCCTTCGCCGCTCGGATTACTATGATCGTAATCGCCCGGCATTCCCGGCAAAGCTGTCACTGAGCATCTGCAATTGGTCACATAACAAGTTCATCATCCGATGCGCTAACTTCCGCAAGCATCTTTCGCAGAGCCTTATCTTTAATCTCTTCCAACTCCGTCCACATCATCGAATTGACATCTATCGGACAAGCTATCGCCCTGTGGTCTGTCCAACCTTGAGAGGGCGGATATAACTCGCGCGCTTTTTGAAGGGCTTTACTTTTAGCTTCTTCTTCCGATGCCGCTACTACATAATCAGCCATAACCGCAGTTGTAGGCTTAGGCCGCGTAAGGAAAACCATACGCTCCAAAGGTAATCTCAAATCATAAGTGCCGCTTGTATGCTTTAAGGCGACCACCGCGACGGTATACGGAAAATCATGTTCTTCGCTGTCATTCATGATGCACGCTCCAAACTACTAGGGAACATCAATGTCCCTGTAAAGATTGTATTCAGTGGAGAAAGAACCGGGAGTAAAGTCATGCGTAACCGAGTCGCAAATATAGTGACCGCTAAACAGTTTGCCAAAATTCAATAACTGTATGGTGTCGCGCGCATCGGGACGGGTCTGCGCCTCTGCTAGGTCTGGAATTCGGCGAAGCGTGCAAGAAAATGCGTGCTCGCGTTGAAGCTCTTTCTTAGCATGAGCGACGCGGTTAGCGTAGCCTTTTGAGTGAATCGGAAGGTCATGCTTTATCAAAATGTCTTTTGTGCCACGCGCGCTTTCTTCAGACCTTCCAACAAGTCGCTTGCCGCGATGCCTACGCCCGCGAAATTCAACAACAGCGGGACGCCCTTGTGTGTTCTCCGGCAACTTGTAGCTAAAATCAAATTGACGTAGTAACCGCTCATCTTCTCTGTTTACAATGGAAAGGACGGTATTATCTTTGTCAGTGCGCGCAGGCTCTTTCGCAAACAGCGTATCACCTCGCACGTAAAGCACAACGCCTATTTCTTCTGCAATTTCCGAAGCTAATTCCCAATCGGTTTTAGCGTCGTGGATATAAGAATTATGCTTAGGTAGATGGATGGGTTTATCAGTTCCGACGAATTTAAGTCCGTTACGTTCGGCAAGTTTCTTAATAATTCCAATACCGTCAAGACCTTTATGATATTCGGTGTGCTTTTGTAAGCGCATCACATAGCCCATATCATAGGCGCGTAGCGTCGTGTCGGTTTCGTTGCGCTCCACGCGCGCCAGCAATCCCTTAAACACAGACTCGCCCATGTCATTACCAAAGCCGAGCCATACACGCATCGAACGAAGAGGAACACCGTCGCCACTCAAAAACTGTTCAAGAAAATCATACGAAGGGTCAAACACGCGAACTAAGGCTTCGGAAGCAAGGTTAGTTGTTAGCTGGACGGTTACTTGCTTGAATAGCCCCGCATTGTCAGTAAAACTATCGAAAGCAATCGGGTCGGTTTCGATAAATTTGCGGTTTTTAGCATCGAAGCTGAAACTATTAAACACAATAGCGATATGTGGATTAGTAGGAATCATCAACCGCGCTCCCTGTATCTACCTGAAGCATCACGCATAAGCGCCGCTATCCTATAAGAATCCCTCATTACTTCATCTACCTTCCTGCTTACTTCATTACCAACGAGCCGCGCTAATTCTTGCGGGTTTTCTCCCGCTTTCGAGCCAGCGGGAATGTTTAAGTGAATCGCGCCGATTTGAACGCCACCCCTTGCACCTTCACGCCCGCCGCGTGAAGAAGAGAACGCTAATGTTTGCGGCATCGCCCGCGCTTTTATTTCACTGTGGCCTTTGTCAAAAGAAGCGGCGCGCGGATACGCGCGGGTTTCATTGCGTCGCCCATCAGCATCTATCGGCCTAGAGAATCGCAAGGCGCGTGTATCGGTGCGCTGCCTGTCTGCGTCGAAGCCGCGCAATGAAGCAAGAGCAACATCAGGTGTCGGCTGTGTCGCACGCGGGCGCACAGCATCGCCATTCACTTGTTTCACTTGTTCACGAACAGGAAACGTTTGCGCGCTATTGCGCTGCCTGTCTGCGTCGAAGGCGCGCAATGAAGCTAGGGTCGTCGGGTAAGCAGTTGTTCTGGGCGTTGCGCCATCAACTTTATTGAAGCGAGATGGAATGAGACTACTTTGTTTGTTAGTAGGCGGTTGTGCCTGCGGTTGATTATTTACGTTAGGGACGGGCGACGCCTGCGGAACTTCGATCTTAACATTTGAGATGCGACCCGCTGCCGCTTCAGCTTGATCCGCAAAGGCGCTTGCCGCTCCACCCGCATCTCTGAACGGTTGAGGTGTGTTTCCGAGTGGCGTTAGTAGCGACATGAAGCCTTGTGTAGTGTTATTTGTTGGCTGTAATAAGTCGCCAAGAGCTTTGCTAATGGTGCTCGTTTGTTCGGCAACGCCCTGCGATTCCCTCGCTAAAATTTGGGTTGATTGATTGAACGATTCGGTAAATGACTTTTGCAGTAATCCTGTAAACCAATTCTTTCCCGATTCCGGCACATCCTTTATGCCGCTGATATATTTACGCATTTCAGCCATGTGTTCCGGCACGGCTAAATCTTTGGCGCGATCACGGATAAGGTGAACTTGCTTGGCATAGTTATCTACGCCGCTGATGCCGTAGGAGAACGGTCTATTATCTGATCCGGTGAGTGCGTGCGCGCCGATATTGCCAATCAAATTCCACTTGCTCGGAACGGGCAGGATGCCTAGAATTTTATCCCAACCTTTATCGCTTGGTGCGCCAACGTGGAACGCATCACGAAGCAACTCCTTAAAGCCGCCGCGCATGGCCTGTTTAAGTGTGCCCTCTTGGTCAATCGTGGCAAAGTCTGCTGCCGCACTACCGCGCATAATGTTTCTATCAAGCGGAACGCCAGCGGCTTTCGATTTATCAACATAATTTCGGGATGAGCGCAGATTCATGTCCTGCGTTTTGCGGTTTCCGGCTTCGGCTTTGTTTAATTCGTCAATCTTGTCGAGCAAGGTCATAAGCTGTTCGATAGTGAACCCTGCTACCGCAATGCCAAGCGTTATCGTTCCCGCACCCGCCTTGAGACTTCCCCACTTCGTCGCTAATGCACCTGTTTTTGTGGACGCGCCTGTTACCGCTTTTTCTAACGCTGCCGCTTCGGACGTAGAAGAAGAAAGCCATCGAATGAGGCTTATAGCTTTTCCACCGCCTTGCCCGAATAAAGAAGCCGTTTCTAATAGTCCGCCCGCCGCTTTCGAGCCAAGAAGAATATATGCCGCCCACTTTGCGATATTTTCATGCTCTGCAAAGTAGTTCGCTATCGGAGTAAGTTTGCCTGCAAAAGTAGTGAGCAAGGGAAGCAGACCTGTACCGATTGCCGTTTTGAAATTGGTCACGGCTGTTTCGTAAGTTTTCATCTTACCCGCCGCCGAATCTAAAGCCTGTGTATTTAGTTGCTCAATATCCTTCGCGCCCGCTGCTAGATTCGACTCTTTAACCACTTGCGGACGCTGTGTTATGAGCGTGTCCATGAGCTTGTTTGCCGTGCGATTCTGGAACAGAACGGCAAGCTCATTTCGTATGTCCTTATCGCTTGTGATGCCCTTTGCGCGCATCGCCGCCGTTAAAGCGTCGGCGGCTTTCAAAGGGTCTTCCATGACCATCGAACCAAGCGCATTGCCACCCGGCATAACTCTTTTGATGATGCCCGATTTGTTGAACTCAATCTTGCTTTTGTCGAGAAAGCCGAGCCTTTGAAACTCCATCGCGGCGGATTGCTTCATCACGCCGCCGACAAGTTCTTGATAGACGCTCATCATTGATGTGCCAGCGCCAGAGCCGCCAAGTTCTTGGATAACGGCGGACATATTTCTAAGTCCCAAATCTGACAGCCCGCGCACGGATGCGCCGCCGCGCCGTGCCATAAGCAGCATCTCTTCAGGATTAACGCGCCCGCCCGTTGCCGCGCCCATTTGCGCCATCACGTTGAACGAACGCTCCATCGCTTCGCGTCCCTGCGCGACCTTGCCCGTCATCTCAAGATATTTGAAAGCATTCTGAATTTGACCTTCGATTTGGTCACTCGAAAACTTGTCACCAAACAGAGACGAGAAAGCAAATTGATACTTGGAAGCTATCGGCAGGCTTTCTACGGCGTGCTCAAGTGAACCCGTTGCAGTATGTAAATCAGTTATGAGTTTCGTTGCGTCTGTGAGAGTAACGCCCCTGATGTTCCTGACGGTTTGATTTACGGCGGCGAAAGCCCGCGTATTATCTTGAGGCGATAAATTGATTGCTTTGAACTTTTCCTGTGCGCGCGAGAGTTCAAGCGTAGCATCAATGTAAGGGCGCATCGAATCCGCTCTGCTACGCCACGCATCGGCAATTTGACCTGTTGTATTGACAACCGTATTAACATCTTCGATATGGTCAAGCGCAGTTTCCTGTTTGCGCTTTCTTCCGCGCCGCGCCGTACCAATGCCCGCATCTATGTCGCGGGTCGCGCTCGGCGTGCCTTTCTTGCCAATGGCTGAATCACGTCCAAGACCGCGCCGCAGGGTTTCGTAGTCTTTGGCAGCACCGCGAATCTCTTTGCCGAGCGTGCGCGCTTGCCCCGTCGCATGATCGAAGCCGGAAGTGCTTACGCTCGCGCCGAGTTTAGCGTAGAGCTTATTGAGGTCGCTTAACGTGGTGCGGCTGAGGTTGCCGATATTGCGGAGCTTCGTCGCAAACTTATCAAGCCCGCCGGTGGCTTGGTCTTTGAGACTTAATAAGATTGCCAGATTGAAAGTTTCGTTAGCCATTACTTTTTAGACTCTTCGATTAATTCGTTATGAGCTTCGATGTACGCCTCAATCTCCCAACTTTCGAGCGCAAGAATATCGTTACGACTCCAACCCGTCCGCTCCGCCAACAGAAGCAGATTCCGCGCCCACCTCTTCTTGAACTGTTCGGCTTTTGGAACGAAAGCTTTGCCGCCAGCGTTCGGCGGCCACCTGCAAAGCGAAAATGTCCGCGCTGTCTAAATCATCGAAAACTTCAATCGGTAATGCTCCGTCTATCACGCTCGCGCCGTCTGCGGTTGACGACTTCGTAACTTGCTTGCCGATGAGAAAGCACAGCCGCCGAAGGCCGTCATAACCGAGCATATCGGCGTCAACTTCATCGCGTCCGGTGTATCGCGCGCCGAACTCTATAAGGTCGTAACGCTGCCCGTCTTTCTCATAGCCAAAAATCAGCTTCACTTTGTTGTCCGCCAGAAATTCAGGGAAACGCCCGCCCGTTCCTTCTTGGAGAAACTTGTCGTGTTCCGCCGTCAGGTCGTCGCGGTCAATGCTGTCCAGATCAAGCAACGTGTTGATCGTTACAGGCATTGAAAGCGTGCCGAATTCGGTAATAGCATTGCGAATAATCAAGGCTTCGCGTTGCGTCGGAATATCCGATTGCGGGTCGTCATCCGATGAGAAAAGGCGGCTTCCGGTCAGACGGCGCGAAAGAGTTATTTTCTTATGAATCGTGCCTTGTTTATCGGTATAGCCGATGGTCAGTTCAAAGCTACGTGGTGTCGCATCCATTCGATTTATCCTCCAAGTAAAAGTAAAAGCCCGCCGACTCCTTTAGCGGAGCGGGCGGACTTCTTTTGAGCCTCAAGATATTATTCAGGCGCTCTGGCGGCGCACGATGTTGGAAAGATTATAGCAGATCAAACAAAGCAGTCGTTATTTATCAACCATCCATGCTTCATCTGTCCAAACAGCTTCGTTAATATGCTCGCCTTCAAGAATGCGAACCTTACAAGCCCCTACTGTTGGCTTATCAATAACCAACACTTTTGTACGGTTAGGCACTAAGAAAATCTTGCTCGACAAGCCCATTTGCTCAATTCCAAACTTGTCTTTTGCCGCTTGCAAGTTCTCAAACTCTCTAAGTGATTCTAAGTCTATGGCTACGATTGCAGCTTCCGAACCGCCGTGCAAATAAACATCAGAACCGATTTGTATATTCGGCCTCGCATTGTTTGATTTCGTCGAACACCCAACAGAGAACGACCCAAGAGCAGCGAAAGCTAAATAAGCAATAAACCTAACGTGCTTACTCATTTCTTGCCGCCTTTCTTGTCTGGGACTCGCACAAGTATATCGCCCGGCTCGCACTCTAAAGTCTCACAGATGCGGTCAAGTACATCAAGACGTAAAGCCTTCATATCATTGTGTCTTAGTTTAGACATAACAGAATGATTTATGCGCGCGTTTTTAGCCAGCCAATAGAACGTCTCACCGCGCTTTTGTAGATGCCTTTCAAGCTCAAGTCTAATCATACAAAAACTATATCACTAAGCACTAAGTATTCCACAAAGAAATATATTTCGTGCTTGACGATATATCGCGCTTCGTGTAATATACGACTTAACAGTTGGACATCACAAAACGGAAAGGGAAGCAGGTATGAAAGACGAAAACAAAGAGCAAAGCAACCAAGAACGCGAAGCCGCCGAAAGAGCCGAACGCCAGCGCATGAATCAAAGAATGGCGGAATGGTTTGGCATCGCGTAAGCGAAACGGGTTAGGTGATGCGGCAAACATCCCTAACCCTCTACACCTTAACCCTTCACAGAAGAAAGGAAATCAGATGCAAAGAAAGAATACCATACCTCGAAACAAGCAGTCTCAAATAGCGAAAGAGGCGGAAGGGTATAAAAAGATTGAAGGGCGCACTCTTGTCGTTTGCGTCAGAGTAAAGGGCGAAACACAAAAGGAATTGCGCGCTTTAGTTCATCGGCTCATGCCGAAAGCCCGCAACATTAGCATGGCTTCGCTTCACATCTTCTTTGCCTCATCTTCTTTGCCTAAAGATAAGAACACACAAAGCGAAGGATCGAATCTAGCCCACACCATCGCCAAGCTGCCGGAGCGAATCGCCGCCATCGTTAGCCAAACTCATGCGGAGATAGGCGAGAACGCTACGATTGCCGATGATGAAGCGTTGATGAAGATACGCGATGCCTTGCATGACGCGGGAATTAAAATCGAAGAACATTTGGCAGACAAGCAGAAAGAAGGTGGCGCATGAGCAATCCGCTTTCCGAAATCAAAACTTTAGGGATGTTTAATCTTAACCATGATTTAATTCCGCATCCCGAATCAACATTCTTTGTGCGCGTCTCCGCCGACATGGAAGGCTTGAACATGCGGACAGGTGACATCTTAGTTGTTGATTCTGCTATCGAAGCCGACGACGGCGACGTAGTAATTGTCAGACTCGGCAACGAATTAAATATCAAGCGGCTTACCATTGATGACAACGATGTTTGGTTTGAAGCCGTTGATGATGCTGAACCGCACATACTCGTCAGTGGCGGGATGTACTTTGAGATTTTCGGCAAAGTCACATACAGCGTTCGCGCGCTTGGCTGCGAAGAAAGGGAAGCACAATGAATCTAGCAATCAAGATGAATAGCAACCCGATGCCCGAACCCTGCCCGCTTTGCGGTGGCATGACTAACCCGAACATCGGCGCGGAGTTGATGCTTGCCGATAGTGAGTTGATTGTGTGCCATACATGCGGACGTGAGCACGCGCCCGCGCTTGTGGCGCTTCTTACGCTTGGCTTCATCGCAACGGATTATCACCTTTGCGAACAGGACTACGGCGACTTGTGCCATGCGGCGATGAAGATTGCCGCTTAAATGAACGAGTAAGGGCGCGTTCCTCGCCGCGCGCCCTATTCAGTTGGAGAGAATGAGCATGACAACCAAAATCGTAATACCTAATTTGAGCAATGTAATACGCCGCTACCAAGCCGGAGCAAGCATTCTACAGCTTAGTCAGGAATTAAACTTCTCACGGCCTGTTATTACACGCGCCTTACGCGAGTCAGACATTGCAATGCGCAGCCAATCCGAACAGGAAAGGTTAAAATGGCAACGAATTAAACTCGAACCGTCAACCGTGAAAAAGCAGCTTGAAGCAGCATGGACAGCCCGTCGCGGTATGAAAGACAAAGAGCAAACCCTAGTTGCTCGCGCACAGGCCAACTACCGCCAAAAGTTTAAGGTTCACTATGGCGAAGATATTACAGGCAACGCAGTAAGCGAAGAAGGATTTAATGTAGAATATCAGTATCCTGTGGGCGCTTACTCAATTGACGTTGCTATCCCTAATTTACGGGTCGCGGTAGAGGTCATTGGAAGCAATTGGAAGCCGCATCATGCAGAGCACCTTAACAAGCGAACTGAATTTTTACTTAATCAAGGATGGCTTGTTTTATTCACGTTAATCTGGCGCAAAGAATTTGGCTTACACCGACAGCGTAACTCTGATAACACCTTTGCTCATGCCGTGCGTATTCAGCCTTACTTTAATCCGCGAAAGATTGCGCAGCATGTAACTAACCTTGCCCAAAGATTACAGGCAGGCGAAAAGCTACAAGGCAAGTTCGGCGTGATTAGTGGAAACGGCCTACCTATCCGCACGCCGAAAATCTTTCTTGACCATCTTCCGCGCATCCCTCGCGCTTAGGGCGGTCTTTAGTCTTGACTCAATAACGTCCCGAAGATTCGGCTGTGGCGGGATTCCTATGAAATCAGGATTTTCATACGCCACACTTGGAGATTCATAGTTACTTGGAATTGCTGATATTGCAGAAACAGCGCAACGACAGTTGAAAGAATACGGCGGAAAGTGACCGCGCCAAAACTCATGATCGCTTGGCAAAATCAAGCCATCGAGCGCGCGGTGGCGCGGCCTCGTGCGATCATCCAGCACGGCATGATATTGCCAGAAGGGAAGATCATCTGTGACACCTTCAAGCGCACGACGACGACCAACGCCGTAGGCCATCTGCATGTTGGTGCGGATAATCGTTTCGAGATGAAACGCGCCAAGTTCGCGGTGAGATTTCCCGGCAAGAATCTCCCGAAAGCCTTTGACTACGTCTGCCTGCGATGCGCCGGTCTCCAGCGCCTGCGCAATTTCATCCTTGAACGATTCAAGAACATCTGTGCGATAGACGCCGCCGATTTTGAAGGCTCCGGCACGCGCTTCACCGCTTAACTTCTTGAACTCCTTCGGTGTGACAACTTGCTTGCGTCGAAAGTAATCAATTGCTTCCTCTGGGGGTAGATCAAAGCGGAATTTAATTGGATCATCAAATTCAACTCTCCCGTCAGCAGTTTTCAGTTGATCGAGCGCGAGCAAATACGAAGCGAGCAGCCCGTGCGCAAGTATTTCTATCAGCGCATCAAAATTGTCGCTGAATTTGTCAAAGAACTTATTTTGTTGTGCTGCGTCTAGCCCTGACAGCGTCTCGACGGCAGCGATTATACTTTCAAGCGCGGCATCGTAGACGGGCGCAGCTTCTCGAAGCGCTCCATCTTCAAGCCCGGCAGCGGCTTCAATCTCCCGTTGAACCCGTTCGCTTGAGTTTTTTTTTTATTCTCGGCGAAGGCCGCCGAATCAACGCCCCGTTCCGGGATGCTCGGCTTCGCTTCACCGTCTGGCGGCGGCAACGTATCAGCTTCATCGTCGGGCGCAGCCATCTGAAAAGTGTTGTAGATTTTGCTTTTCGAGAGCGGCAGCTTCATTGTCCACAATCGAGCGAGCCACGTCGAGGTTGCCGACAAATCCTGTTGCGGATCGTATTTGATAACCCACGTCGGCGGTCTTTCAACCGGCCCTTGATTCAGAAGCGTCAACGGCCACACAAGACGAGTATTGACGGCAACCATCAAGCTTTTCGAGTCCGCTTCGATCTTTTCCCCTCGCACAAGATTATGGACGCCGCCGAGCGCACGCGAGCCGCCGCCATCGCTGCCGCGACTTGTCAGCGTTTGTCCAAGAACAGCGCGCGCAATCTCACTGTTGCAAAAATCGTCTACCAACTCCCGATGCGCGCTTCCAATCGGACGAACATGCTCCATCACTTCCATCAAAAACTTTTTCGGAATTGCAACGGCGCTTTCTTGATTGATGGCCTCCGCTGCGTCCAGTGCGCGTGTTTGCTCGTCTTGGCCTGCGCCGTCGTTGTATCGTGCAACAACCGAACCCGCGCCCTTTTCCAAATAACGCAACCACTGTTTGACAGCCGCGCGCTTGAACCATGAAGGCCAGAAGATTTTGCGAAGCAGCGGCGATCCCCAACGGTTTGAATAGCGCGGGCGATAGGTATGCACGAAGAACTTCATCTCCGGCAGCAATCCATCATCCGGCAAACCTTCCGCATAAATACCGCCGCGCAAACGAAGCGGCCCCGTCTGCGGATATTGATATGTGCCTGCGGAATAGGCGGCCATCTGGCCGTCGCCGAAGTTAAACAGATGCTGCGGCTTAAACTTTACGTCTTTGATATAGACGCGATCTCGCCCGTTGGCGAAAATAGTTTCGCCGATTGCAACACCTTTGCCGACAGCATCGAGCGCTTCATAAATAAAGTTGTCGAATCCGAAATAAGTTCCGCCCATCATGCTCACGGACGGATCAAAATAATCATGCAACGTTTCGTCAATGAACTCGGCAAGCTTCTTGTCCTGCCGCTTTTCGCTCGACGGAAGCACGATGCGCGACTTCGCCATCACTCCGTCTTTGCGCGTGTCGAGCGTCGAGGCAACCATCGCATCTTTTTCTTCAAGGTCTTCGTAAACGGCCATCGCCAGCCACGGATTCCATCGAATTTGCTGCCAAATCCATGAGGGATCGTCCGGGATCGCCTGCGCGCCCAGATTATAAGCAGACTGGAGATACGAGCCGACGCGGTCGCTCGATAGAATCTCATCAAATATATGCTGGTCAGTTGCCACGAATTTAGAAAGCTCCCAAGCGAGCGCTGCCCATCTTCACGCCGCTGGATTTGAAGTCAACTTTAGCAACATAATTTGTGATGACGACGAACCATGCAATGACATTTGCCATAATCTCGTCATCGTGATAGCCGCTTTTCGCGCCCATCTTGTCGCCGGTTTGGACGAAGACTTTTGCTTCTTCCACCAACACTTCAGAGCAGGCTTTGAAATCACCCTCGCGCCATGCCTTCTCAAACAATCCAACCGACAGACGCTTCAAACGATCCGTCATTTGAATGCCGGGACGGGCGTTTTCCAACGCTCTCGACATTGAAATCTTACCTTCGTCAACGTCGCGCTGCGTTTGCACGTCAAGATGTTTGTACAGACGATGGCCGTAACCGAGCCGCTCGACTTCGAGGATCGCCGCCTCTCCCATGTTTGCCTCAATGCCAATCACCGCGCCGTTGTACGCATCGGACAATTCACAGCACCGTCCACCCTGCGCATCCTGCTTGATGTAGCCGCTCCAACTATATGATTGCTCTCCCGTGAACATATCGTGGACTGTCAACGCCGCCGGGTCAGCGCCCTCAATGCCCATTGACGGATCGAGCGCGACGACATACTGATGCCCCACCTCGGCAGCGCGCGGCGTAGCTTTTACGCTCAAGTAGCTTTGATCGAAGACTGTACCGCCGGTCTGCGCAAACGGGTCTGTGTCGTTTTCGGGATACTCGACGCGAAACTTGCGCACGCCTTTCTTGGCAATCTCAGCACGACGCCAAGCGAGGAATGCGGCAACCTCTAAGCAATACCACTGCGCATCAGCCGTGACGTAACCTTTGCGTTTGAGATGGAGCAGCACCGCTTCCGCACAATCGCGCTCGGATTGAATCGGCAGATTCTCTTTCTCGCGTTCGGCTTGTGTGTAATTCGTGACGCGAGCTTTCGCACGTTCTTCCGTATCCAGCCATGCAAGGTCTTGCGTCGCCGTCAGCAAATACCATTCGCCCACATCTGCAACAACAAAACGCGCATTTTTGATTTGATAATTACGATTCCACCACCACTCGAAAAAGTGCGAGCGCATTCCGCCTTCGTGCCGCTTGCCCTGCGTATACCGCCTGTGGAACCAATCGCCGACGCCCTTCGCCGTCGATTCCGTGCTGATCTTGCCGCCCTTTGCCGCGTCGATTAGCGCCGTCGCCGCCGTTTCCGCATCGCCGCGCCAAAACGGAACTTCAGTCAAATGCAACCGTGTGATTGTGTCGCCGCGCCCTTTTTCTTCCTGTCCCGGCACAACTGCCGAAACGCTCAGGCGCGAGCCGACGACGCCCTTTTCGGGATCGTTAAATTCAAGCTCCAGCTTCGAGCTATATTTTGCCGCCGGGCGAATCTCAGGCCGTAGATTGTCGTGCATTTCTTTGAGCGCTTTGAACAACGCTCGCAGCGTGTCAGGGTCTTGCGCGACGATGCGGACGTGATGCCCGCTCTCCATAATTGCGTCCGACAAATAATCAGCGGAATAGTAAGTGGAGATTCCGAGACGACGACATTTCAGCGTGCAATCTTCGAGGCTGCTATCCGCGCTCGCTTCGAGGCTCGATTCGAGCAGTTCGACTTGCGAATCGTTGAGAATAAAATCTTTGAGTTTATTGCGATCAAACGCGTCGCGGATTTTGATTTCACGTTCGAGAAAGATTTGTTTGCGTGCAGGCCACTCGCGGCGATACCAATCGAGCGTATATTCTTCCGGCTCAATATCGACGCCTGCTTCGCGCGCCTGTTCGTCGGCCTGCGCAAGCAGTTCATCAACCGACGTGGAAGCGGTGTTTGGTTTACGCTGCCGCATATTTCTCTTTTAGAAAATCCGTGAACTTCTTCGCGTTGCGCTTGAACCAGCGCAAGCCTTCTTCGTCCGCGCCGATATATTCGAGCAGGTCTTTGTTGAACTCGCCGCTGAGCGCGACGCGGTCAATGCGGCTCCCGCGCAATTTCTCGCGTTCAAGGTCGAGGTGCTCGCGTTTCAGTTCAATCTCCCGAACTTTCAAGCGTCGTCGTTCTTCTTCCTGCCGGATTTGCAGAAGTTTGACAGGGTTTTGGGTAATGACTTCGCGCGTGGCCGTCAGCAAGCGATCTTCGATATTGCCCATCACGACTTGAAATTTATCCGCATCTTCTTCTTTCAAGTCCGTGAGCAACTGTCTGGATTGAAAGCGGGCAAGCTGATAACGCTCGGCCAATTCATTGCCTGTTTTTTCGCGCCAGCGGTTCAAGGAACTTTTCGCCAGCCGCGTTTTGAAGGTTTCTTTGAAAGCCGCAGAGATTTCCCGGTCGTTTTTATTATCGAGTATCGATTGAATAACGAACTCGAACTGCTCTGCAGGAAGCGCTGCAACTGCGTGTCTTCTGGGCATGATTAGTTGACCCGCGCAATGCCCGCCTGCTCTTGATCCCAGGCTTCCTGAAAGTTAATGCCCGTCGCCGTCAAGGAAGCGCAAATTGCGTTGACATCTTCGTGATCCGAATCGGCATAGCGTTGAACCATTCTCGACTGCTGCGCCTCATCGGATTCCGGTTGCGCGCTTCCCATCGACACCTTCAAGAATTTGAGCGAGCGCAAGTAATCAATCTCTTCCGAGAGACGACGACGTGACACCGGAAAATTTCGCTTGTCGAGCAGGCGCATCAGCGCATCGAGTTCCAAATGCTGCGGGCGCGCTTTGTAAAGAATGTAAATAATCCATCCGCGAAGCCGCTCGATACGGTCGCGTTCCTGTTCCCGGTTAATGTTCAGCATCGCCTTTGTTACCTGTTTTTATCGTGCAAGGGTTACGAGGTCTTTATTCTTTTCCAGCGAGTCCACACGCTGCGTCAAGCCTCTGACGTTGTTGCTCAATTGATCTGCGTTGTCATTATTCATGCGCTGGAGAATGCCGACTTCTTCAGTCGCGCGGCGCTGCTCGACGGCGATTTCCTTGAGCGCGTTGGCAAGCTGGCCGAGGGCATTTGCCTGTTCGCCCTTAACAACATTGTCTTCGCTGTGCATCTCCAGCTCTTTAATCTTGACTTCCTTCCACACGGGAGCGAGCTGAATTATTGTGCATAGAATCAATGCCAGCAGCACCACTGTCGGGCCGAATTGAATCAACTCTTTCCACGGCATGAGATCGTTTTGAAGAATCAGTATTAAGAACATTGTTCTATCTCCGCTCTGACTGTTTGGAAATTAAAACCTCTATGCCAGCGCGAACGTTGTTCAGTGCTTTCCTATTGCCGTCCGCCGCCGCTAAAATCTTTCCTATCGAATCGCGCACAGCAATCAACGCCAGCCCGAAGATGATCCCTTTGATCCCGTCGCTCCAAGAATGGTGTGTCAGGGCTGCCCAGCCGCAAAGAATAGAAATGACAGCTACTGAATAAGTTTTCCAGCCGATGATGTGAAGCGATTTCATTTTGGTTCGTGACAAAGACGCTTGATATATGTGAGCAAAGTGTTTGGATTGACGGGCTTTGTCAGATGAACGTCGAACCCTGCTCGACGGGAGCGTTCACGGTCGTCGCGCATCGAAAAGCCGGTTACGGCGATCATCGGAATCGACTTGTAAGAGGGCAGTACCCGCAGTGCCTCGACCAGTTCATAACCGTTCATCTCCGGCATCGCAATATCAGAGATTACGAGATCGAAAGTGTCCCTTTTGGCAAGCTCAATGGCAGAAGTGGCAGAGAAGGCAATCGCTGTTTGATAGCCCGCGTGCCGCAAAAACAGCTCGAACATCTCTGCCACTTCTTCCTGATCGTCAACAATCAGAATGCGAATTTGATTGTTTTTCAACTTTGAAGGTCTCCACCGAAACTTGAATTATTCTCTGCGCGCCGTGAGCCATGTTTGAAGGACGGGCAAGACGGCCTTGAACCCGATTTGTGCGTATGGGGTCTCGAAGAATTTGCTGACCGGCCCATGTCGATTGAGTTGTTCGGCCTGAAGTCGCAAGTTGTGTTCACCGTCGAACATCGAATTGAATCGCCCGGCGCGCTCGTGTTCGAGCCGCGCCTGCGTATCCGCGAGCGCCGTGTCTCGCTTCGCCAATTCCAAACTGTGTTTCAGTTGTGAAATATCCAGTTCGTAAAGCGGCTGCGCGCGCTGCAATTTATCCAATGCGGCGTCACGCTCGGCAATCCGGCGCGCGTGATCGGCGGTGAGGGTGCGCTGCTCGACGCCGTCAATCGCCACGATATATTCGCCGCCGGGCAGCTTCTCTTTGATGCTGATGGATTGTGTGTTGACGGATTGTGCGCTTGCGGCCTGAGTGCTAAAGACTCCCACGAAGCACATCATGGTCAGAAGAACCATCGAGGTTAGACTTCTCATTCTCATGCAAAACTCCTTCCAATTCCTGTTCGGTGCGGCTGCTTTCGCGCTCGGCATCCGCAAGTTGATTTTGAACCGCTGCGCGTTGCGATTGAAGCTGCGCCAATTGCTTCTCCAGCCCGTCCACTACTTCGCGTGCATGTTTAATGTCCGCATCGAGGTTCTGACGTTTCGTGCGATACTCGTTTAGTCGCTGTTTTAGATCGGTATCGAGACTTCCTTCGAGCGTTCGCAGAAGCCAGAGTGCAATTTGGCGCAACACTTGAGATTTCCTTTTTACCGCTGAACGGCCTGAATAACCTGAATGATCTTCGCGATACCGCCGCGAATCCCGATCAGTCCGACTCCGCCGACAATGCCTTGAAGTCCGTGAGCCACATCGCCATTAGCGAGCGCAACGGCTCCGGCTGTGATTGCCGCCACCGCCGCGAGATAAGTTTTCCAACCGTGCGAACTGACTTCCATTTCCTTTACCTCCAAAATTCTGTTTAAGAGCCTTGCAAAAGGCTTTCAAAGATTCGCGCGTAGCCTGCGATCACGTCCGCGCAATCAAGGCTGTTGATAATCTGTCGCGCGCGAACGGGATCGTAGCGGCTCTCGTTAATGAAATCCGCCAGCTTGCGACCTGTGAACCAACCGAGACGCATCCCCGCGCTCATAATGCAATAAGCGATGGCCGGGTCTTTTGCCTGTTCGGGAGTTCCCGTCAGGTCAAACTGCTGACCAGTGCGTAACTCGAAAGCTGCGATCACTGTCTGATAAAGCCTTATCAACTCATTCTCCGCGTGTTCGTAGTTATCTTCGCCGGTCAATTGCACATCGCCTCTGCCGTGAAACTTTGCGCCCTCGCCCGGCGCATCGTTGCCGAGCCGCCGTCCGATGCTTGTCAAATAGCCATAACGCCGCTCGAAATAACCATCGTTGCCCCGTTCATCAATCGGCTGAAATGTATGCGCGGTCTCATGCTTGACTGTCGCCAGCGCGTAAGAAATTTGGCGGATGGCGACGGTGCGCGGCATTTCGTTCCACGCGGGATCGGCATTGATCTGATCGAGCAGATTATTAAGACCCTCAACCTGCTGCTGCGAGAGTGCGCCGAACCTGCTGCGCACACCATCGAAAACGTTTTTGCGGTTGCTTATCATCATGGCCGGTGAGAGAAGGGAAAGCCCATTGATCCTTTGTGGGAATCAATGGGCTTCTGGTGAACCTCTGAAAAATGGAATGCCCTCGTGCGGGGCGTATTGTTAAAAGTTAGCGGTCGAGCGCGTGCGTTTCGCGTGATCGACGGCGTCCGCGACATCTGCTTTCGCATCGCCGAGACCTTCCGTTACCTGACCTTCGGCGCGCTCGATCTGTCCTTCGGTTTCCAATCTGTCGTTGCCGAGGTCGCGCCCGGCCTGCTCCTTCGCTCCGCCGGTTGCCTGCTCAACTCTGCCTTCAACCTGATCGTCATTCGGTGTCATAAATTCAATCCTCGCTTTCGCGCCTCGCAGCGCATCTGTTGATGATTTGCTCTTGCTCATGCCGAGCGCTTCGGCATGAAAAACAGAAAGCCCGTCAATCCCTTTGCAGAGATGGACGGACTTCTTTCGAGCCTCGAAAAGTATAAGCCCTTTTGCAGGGCGTGATGTTGATTTCAGACTAGCTTATGTTGCATTTAGTGGCAAGATATTTTCATCTGAATCGTTCGATTGCTTTATGTAATGCAGGGCGGTGAGATTTGAACTCACGACCTCCGACGACGGCTACCTCCTACACGTCAACATTATTTCAGCAGCGTGTGCAAGACCGTTCGGTGCTCTGTCCAGACTGAGCTACGCCCCGCATAAAATCTGAAAACGCAATCTAACAGGCGCTGGATGCGCGTCCGATCCAGCGCCTGTTCGGTTGCTACCATTCGCTTCCACCGAAAAGTTCATCAGGCCATTCACCTTCATCTAAAGTTGAAGGTGTCACTCTTTCCAACTGTGATTTTCTAGCGAAGATGCGTTCTATCATTGCGCGATGGTACTTTTCGTCACTATCAAGCTGGCGTAACGCCTTCTCCTTTTCCTCTTCAGTCAGTATGCCTGCCGCTTTGCGTTGCTGTTCAGATTCTTGAGCTTTTCGATATTCGTCGCTACGCGCTCTATCTCGTTTTCGACGCTGTTTTATAGTTTCGTAGTAGTCAGGGTCTTGAATGAGGGCAAGCGTTTCTTGAATACCTTTGGCGGCACCCTTTTCCAAGTCCATTTGGATACTCCAAAGCAGTTGCTCACCAAATCTTTGAAGTAAGCCTTTCAACTTCTTGCGTCCGTCTTCGCCGGAGAAGTCGGGCGGTTTGTCCGGTGACCATCTCGGCAAAAGGTCTTCGATTAAATGCTTAAGGCTGGTGTAGTGAACTCTGTGTGAAATCAACTTGCTCATATTCTCTCCGTCACGCAATCGAACTAGCTGTTCAGCCACGAGTCGGCTGAACAGCGCGTTAGGCGCTTTCGCGTTTTCGTTCTTTGATCCGAGCGTCAATACAGTTATTACAAACCTGTCCACGCTTCTCGTTACCCAGCAGCGTGGCTTTGCATTTCGTACATTTCTTTTCTCGCATTGTCTTTTTCCTTTCACGCCGCGCCTAACAAGTCATCTCCGCAGTTGTGCGCGCGCCCGGTCAATTCCATCTATAAAGCGAGTCAAGAAAAAAAGAACAGACTTCTCCCTAAACGGCCATTGCGCCGTTTTTGTGTTTTCTCTTGATGGCCAAGGTGCGGGTTATGCAATCGCACTGATGTAG